GAAGGAATTGGCTTACAGTATCATTCAAGCCCAAGGGGAAAAAGACAAAGCAGTCATTAAAAAAGTGATCGATGAGGTGGTTGCAAGTGGAAGCCTAAAAGATATGCGTGTCGTGTACAGACAGCTTGTGATTCAAAGAGAGAAAAAACAACTCAGCCATGACAACTAATACCATAACAATAAAGGCAGGGGTAAATACTGCTCAGCAGGCTAGCGAGGCTATAGAAAAACTCCAGCAAGAACTGCATAGCTGGCAATACAGCCACAGGCTGGTAATGAAAGACCTGGCCGAATACCGGAAGGAAGATTTTCCGGGCCGGGTGAAGACCAACGGTATCCTCGAAAAGGAGGATTATGAAAGGAAATGTCGGCTTAGAATTGACGGCATTCAGAGACAATTGAAACATTTACACACACTCAAAAACCAAAAATCATGAACGCATCAGTTATTTTCTTAATCTGTTTTTTTGCCTTATCCGGCATAATCCTACTGTCCATTAACCTAATAGACAAATACGACACCAAAAGAAAGGAGGGTAAAAATGGAAAAGTATAAAGGGATATCTATACCGCCAGTAAATCACAATATGGAAAACGTACAGCAGAGGCTTTGTGAAGATTCAGCTAAATGTGTTGAATTCTGCGAAAACTGCCTTTTTGACCCCTCCAATCTTCCTGAATTTACTGCTTGGTATTACAAAAACAAGCCTGAGGCTGAGATCAGACAGCAGATTAAGGACATCTATAAAAAGCTGGAAAGCATCACGGATGCTGACCTTGTAAAGCGATGGGGCCTTACTGTACTTGATTTGGAGGAGGCAATAAAGGGCAGTGTCAAAATTCCTGTAAAAATGGTGATTCACTTCAAGGCATGGGGAGAAAACAATATTTGGGAGCTTGATGGATTTGGCAAGGTGCTAAAAACAAGCCCGGTGGATGAAAAGTGGCTGGACTTTCAGCTGGTCAATACCGACCTAAAGAAAGGTGATATGCCTAAGATTCGCATAATCAATGGAAAAACCAATGCTAATCTCACCCTGGGCTGTCAGGTAACCAAGGTGGAACATAAAGAGGAGGTGCACAATGGGTAAGGTAAGAAAACTTCACTTTGAAGACAATGGACAAGATTTCCTTTGGTGGGACATCAATGAAGATAATTTAGTAGTTGACGTAGGTCCATTTCAATACGATATATGGTCTGGTATTCATGTGTCGTCAATTGCTTGTGGTACTGAACCTATAATTATGGTGGATGAAAACCCAAGACAATTAAAGCACAAAATCATAAAAATAGAAGAACTGGAGGTAACCAATGGCTAGAAACTATGGAGTTAGAGATGTGCAAAACTGGAAGTTTGAAGACTTGCCTCTTTCTGATCAGTGGAAAGGGCACCTTGGGGAGCTAACTGAAGGTGCGAGGATATTGATTACAGGAAGGCCAAAGAATGGCAAGACAGAATATTTATTCCAACTAATGAAGCACCTGGCAACGGTTTACGGCAAGGTTCGCTTCAATTCTGCTGAGCAGGTAAGGACTAAAGGCCTTCAGAAGGCATACAACCGAAACAAGATGCAGGAAGTAGCTGGCCAATTCATGCTATGTGACCGAAGGCAAAAGGAATTTGATGTCTTTTACAAGGCCTGTGAACGGCCTAATAGCGGAAAGGTGCTGGTAATCGACAGCATGGACTATATGAAAATGACGGTGGAGCAATTTGAGGCACTTCATGAGCGGTTTCCAAAGAAGGTAATAATAGTGGTGGCATGGGCTGAAAACAAAGCTGCCAAGCTCTGTGAATACCACATGGATGTGATCGTAAATGTGAAGCAATTCATAGCTTATCCAATATCTAGAATGGATGGTGGTGATAAATATATCATCTGGCCTGAAAAGGTAAAAAAGTCACAAAGCAACCAAATAAATCTATTTAACAATGTACAACGCTAGGATTTTTGACCAAACAATAGCTGAAATGTCTGCAAATCTGGGCTTGGCTCCAGAGGAGATTTACGATATGGTCATAGACAATGCGCATGTCTGGCTAATGGAGTGGACCGGAAGTGATGAGGCTGTAAAGACCTGGGAGGCTACTCCGGAGTTTTGGGTATGGTGGCGAAGCTTGTGGCTGGATACTGATATGCTTCATCTCTCCAGGCTGAATGAAGGCAATTTCGAATACATAAGAAATGAAGGGATAGGGCTTGATCAATATCAAAAGTGGCATGACCCACGGCTTATCCAGACTTCACCCAATTCGGTGGTATATGAAAGCTTCCACCGAATGGTGAAGCATATGGCCGGGGCGTGCAAGCAGGCAATCAATTTTATCATTTAAATAACCTTTAAACACAATTATTATGAGTACAGAAACAATGCAACCGCAGGCTGATCTATCTGGCCTAACCACCGCCCAGCTTAAAGAAATGCTGGCAGAGCGTGAAAAAGAAGAAAGGGCAGCCCGAGAGAAAGCCCGCAAGGCTTATGAAAATGGCCGTGACATGGAAATCCAAGACCTAATGAGTGAGGCAAGTTACTTGGCCGAGCGAATGGAGGCCTTCAAAAAGAAATGTCATGAGCGCATGGATGCTCAGGCAATCAAGCTGGCTGAGTATGGGGAGATACGCTCAAACAGCAAGGGAGGGTTTTCCATTACCCACAGCAAGGGTAACCTAAGAATCACCAGAACCCGAAGTACTGAGCCTTACTGGGATGAGCGAAGTACCAAGGCTGTGGAACTGATCAAGGACTTCCTGTATGACACAGTGAAGAAACGTGATGTAAAAACCTTCGAAATGTTGATTTCCTTTTTGGCTAAGAATAAGAACGGTGATATGGAGTATGCTAAGGTTTTTATTTTGATCCAACATGAGCAAATGTGGGAAGATACTCGATGGAGAGAAGGAATTCGACTACTTAAGGAAAGCTACAGTATCAACTTGAAGGGCTATGGCTATGAATTTAAGAGTCTAGATGAGCAGGGCAAGTGGGAACATTTGAAATTAAACTTTACAGCAGTTTAACTAACCCTATTTGGAACAAGCCGGGGATCGTTTCCCCGGTAGGGTTCAAAACACTAATCAATCAATAATCTTAATTATCAACTAAAATGGCAAAGCCAAAATTAACACCGGAACAGCTGGCAGAGATGAATGCCAGGCGGAAAAAGATGCGGGCAAAGGTGATCCATTACCTGTGCCTGATGGGCTATACAAAACCCTCAAAAGACATGAATAAAATGGTGCCGGACTTTGAGCGGATCAATGCATTCATTCAGGAGATCGGAAGCAGAAACCCAAGGGGTAAAATTCTTAATTACCTCTATGAAAATGAGCTTCAGGACGTGCTGGTTCAGGTGGAAGCGATGTATAGGAAGGAACTGGGAAGATTTAACAAAGCTGGCCATGACGCATGAGGAAATGATCAAACACTGCAAGGATCGCATCGCTAAAGGTGATGCGGTGCAGTTTCATAAGGCGGTACTTGAAACCGTAGTGAAAGAAAAGCATCCTACAGATGGTGTGTATCAAAAGTGTGTGGAGCTATACAAGTCCTTCCTGGACAAACAAGGCGTGCCGATGATCATGGACGGCAGACAAGGAAAGGCACTAAAATCTATCATCATGAAGCTAAAAAGGGCCAGTAATCAAAAGTCTAATGAAGGTATTATTCGCTCTTGGGAATTCATTCTTACCCACTGGGATCGTACCGGAGATTTTATAGGCAGGCAAAAGAGCCTAGTAAAAATTGAATCCAATTTACAGGAAATACTAGACAAAATACGCAATGGAGCAACGAAACGAGATAGTCGTAAGACCGAAGCCGAGCAGCTTGCTATGCAGCTTGAGGCACGGAGACAGCAGCGCACTAAGTAGGCTGGCCACATTTTCCCAAGTGAAGCTGATGCAAAAGAAAGAACTGCTGAAGCAACTGGAAAGTGAATTGGATGACTTGCTACGATCCAAGGCATTCTATGAGGAGGAGTATAAAGGCAAAGGCAAAAAAGGCTACTTAAACGCTATTAAAAGCACTATTGAGGAAAAAAGCAATGAACTGGCCACACTTGAATATATGCCCACCATCGCTGAACTACAGCGCAAAGAACCAGAGCAGCTTGAGGATATGCTTCTACTGATTATCAATGACCTAAGGCTTTTCTTTCAGGTGGACAATGTGATTAGTAATGAAGGGCTGTTCTCCCTTCTCCCAATCATCATTGAAACTTATAAGAGCCTAACGCTGGAGGATGTGTGTATTTGTTTTCTAAACGCTAAAAAGGGGATTTACGGCCAGATTTATAACCGACTGGATGGTCAGGTAATCCTTGGCTGGCTTAAGGTCTACAATGAAAGCCGAATGGAAGCCCTAAGCCTGAAGCAACAAAACCAACGCCTCCAACATAAATCATCAATACATGACGAAAGGAAAGCAAGCCCCCAAGATGCTCGTGAAATGCTGCAAAAAGCAAAGTCAGCAATGCTTATCGAACAGGCCAAAACTGGTGGTAAATCATGACAGCTGCTATCGGGGCCGGATAGATGCCCTAGTCTGTGCCTGTGGGGAGGTGATCAGGATTGAAATTATAAGGTGAAATCAAATCTTAAACAAAAATAAACTATGGTATTAAAGTATTCAATTATTGTATTCGTTACGCAGCTGATATTTATAGGCTGTAGAACTTGGAATGTGAAAGCGATCAGCGCATCGAGTATTCCTCAAGTGATCCTTTCCGGGGCTCTGGTTCATTTGGCTTGGCTTATATCCATTGCTATTGGGGCGGTATCCATGCATGAGATCATTACGAATTTCAAATGGTCTTACCTGCCTATAGTATTCTGCTCACTGAGCGGTGGACTAATCGGGAGCTATGTTTCTATGAAAAGCAAAAGGTTTTAATATGTACGAATTCGGAGAAACAAGTAAACAGAAATTGGCTACCTGTCATCAAGACTTACAGATGATAATGGGCTTAGCGATTATGGTTAGTAAGGTTGATTTCGGGATAGCTGAAGGATACCGAAGCCTGGAGAAACAAATGCAGTACTTCAGGGAGGGCAAAAGCAAGATAGATGGTGTAAAGGTGAAGGGAAAGCATAATTCAATGCCTTCTCTAGCTGTGGATATTTATCCCTTCGTCAACGGGAAGGCCCTATGGGAAGATGAACACCTAAGCTATCTGGCTGGTGTCATAGAAAGTGTGGCTCAGACTTTACTACGTGATGGGGATATCCATCACCGGATACGCTGGGGTGGAAACTGGGATATGGATGGGGAGCTTCTGATCGACCAGTCCTTTGATGATAGGCCACATTTTGAATTAGTGAATATTTAAATAAAATCAATTATGAAAATAAGCACGATAACAAAGTTGTTTCCAGGAGCGGACAAGCTACTGCTCCATGTGCCAGCCGGAGCAGTGGCAGCACTTATTACCCTGATATTTACCAATGACCCCTATGAGCTTATAAGGAGTGCTGCGGAGATAGGGCTAATGAAGGAGGTCTGGGACTATGCGAGGAACAAAACAATCAAACTGGAAAACTGGATGGACTTCTTTGCTACTGCCTTGGGAGGTGTGTTAGTGGCTGTTTGGTACTTTTAATCGAATTTAATAACGATTAAAATTAATTAGGGTGTATTGTTTTTATGCATTTTTTTTTATTAAAAGATCGGGTTAGGTTCATAGTGAGTTGAATCTAACCCGATTTTTTTTAATAATCTTAATTACTTATTCCAAATAAAAGAGATTGATTATTAGTTTCCTCTTCGTTTAATACGCTATCTTCTTGATTGCAAATAACTTGTCTTTTGTAGCTAAAATAGGATAATTTAGGTTTCCCACTTGTGAATTCTCCTTCTTGAGTTCTAGAAACAAAATCCAATAACTTATTCGTATTTTTACTTTCAATTTTGGTACTTTTTTTAGCTTTCATAAGAGTTTTATTTAAAAATAACTTTCTTTTTAATTTGAGCTTCTACCTCATTTTTGATTGGTTTTAAATCTAATGCAAAATTACAGTTATCACAAACAAGTACGTCATTATCTCTTACATTTTTGTTTATCGGTAGTTTATGGCTTTTAATTAAATTTCCTCCAATACCGAGGTATCCAGGAACAATGTGTTTTTTCTTACATTTTGGGCATTCGACATTTAAATCAACCTTTTCAATCTTTTTATTATTGGTAGGTTTTAGGCCTTTAAACGGGCTAGGGATAGGGTTGTTACTGCTTGAGTTAATTGTAAATGTTTTTGATAATTTAAGGTCATCCGTGTAGAATAACTTGTATACGGAAGAACTATCGAAAATAAGCCTAACAATTGTTTTAATGCGGTAAACAATATCCGAAAGCTTAGAATCATCATCGACCCTTTCAATTATCAGTTCATTTTGCAAATCTTCTATTTTCAAAGATCGGCCATGGGTTCTCCAAGTAGTATGATCACACAATTTTTCTGCCACTTCAGAGGCTCTTTCTTTTCTCATTTTTGCTGTAACCACATTTCCATTATCTCTGGTTTTGGTCCAATTTTTGAATTTGTACTCTTCTAACCAAGACTTAACTAAGTCTTTTGCGAATTCTAAAGAATTAATTACTCCATAAAGCTCCCCAGGTGATATTTGGGCAACCATGACAGCGTCAAATGGGTTTAATTTTCCGTTCTTTTCGGCTTCGTTTCTTTTGAGGTCTACCCATTCTTTATAATCATGAGCCGAAATAGTAGATCTTCCTAGCCTTATTTGTGCGTCAATAGGCCCTAGACTTCCAGTGTCCGTCATATAAATATTATCCCCAGATAATGCTAAAATTGTACCGGCACTTTTTGCTTCTCCAGCAATAATAAAATTTACTTCTTTAAATTTTTTTCTCAAAAATTTAGCAATTTCCTCAGCAGCTTCGCCACTCCCACCTGGTGTTTCAATATAAAAGTCAATTTCTCCTTTATCTGATTCACGTAAGATATCTTGAATGTTATAAAAATCGTCTTGGACAAGGCTAACATCTATCCCGCGGGTTCTACCTTTATTAATATCACTTGAATACACAAATAAATACCTATTTGTATATCTGTTGTATTCTTTAATAAGTTTTTGCAATTCCGTCTCTAAGTCAATGAGACTCATCCTTTTTTTTAAGTATTGATTTAAAATGCTCGGCATATTATATATTTTGTTTGTGCAGTTAATATGATAAATATATTAAAATTGTGTTATAACTAAAAAATTTCATGTATTTAAACTCATAATAGTTTTTACTATATTTTGTATATTTAATCAAGATTTACTATTATATTTATACATACTTTTTAATCTCTAACCAATAAGAATCATGAATGATAAAGAACAATTACTTGATCAAATTTTAGAACTGGCCGAAACTATTCAGAAAAGAAAAAAGGTACCTTTGGAGACTGCTCTGATTATCGCATTGGGTATTCAAAGGAATGATATGCTTGAGGATAAGTTGCAAGCATTAATCGAAATGGTGAAAGAGCTTGATAAGAGCATAGATAGTTTAAATTCTATAATGTTTAGTAAGGAGTAAGTTAACCAGATTAAGTTAAGCCCTGCTAAATTCAATTTTAGCAGGGCATTTTTATGCCCTAATAAATTAATCCTACAAAATAAAATGGGATTGTTTATTTTTGGATGAAACAAAGCAATAATAGCGATTGGCAGTAAAGACAGCAAATAGTAAGATAGTCAGGCGCAATGAGCGAATAAGGAAGCGATATGAGGAGCTTACGGCAAGGTGCCACTACTCCTCTGAGTATGCGCTACAGCTCCTAGAGGAGGAGTGTCTTCCTCTGGAGAAAGAAACAATCTGGCTTATCGTAAGGCGAACGGGATATTATAAACACCTTTAAGGGATGTTTAAATGAATTTTGTTTACTATTAAACTTTGCTTGGCGGTGTTATTAACACCCGTCATTTGAGATAGAGAAAACATCCAGTGGGGCGATGTTGTAGGTTAATGGTTGGTTCGATCCCTTACTCTGTAACCTCAAAATGGAAACCTAGCCAAGCATTGTTTTTCAGAAATCAGCTATTACAAAGGTACCATCATCAAGGGGCGTTCTATCGGGGAGCGTCCCTTTTTTTACGTGCGTTACTTCTACATCGGGATCGGTAAGGATGAATTGTTTTTTCTTGACAGCTGTATCATCCACGAAGTTGCAGGCGTATTCTTGAATGGTCACTATGATATTGGTATGCTCCAAATCATCCTCATCGGCTGTCCGGTCCAGTGGGGAAAAGTGGGTACCGCTCAAGCCCTGGAGGGTTTCGTAAACTTTCTCATTGAATTCAAAGAATGCCAGGGCTTTGTCCTGGTTGATTGATCCGGTAAAGCTGTCGGCATAGTTTTCATAGGCTATTCTAAGCCTCACTGCTCCTTCACCTTTTTGGCTATTGTTGCCAATGGTGCCGTACTCCGTACGCATAAAGGACAGGAATATGGCAGGCCGTGGAAATACGAAATTGGAGATGTTCTCCAGCTGGCCACGGTCTTTGTCTACCCACTTTAGTTCGGGTATTTGTTGTTTTAGGTAGGTGGATATTTCTAAATAAATGGTTCCTTTTACGCTCATTGGATGATCATTTTAAGTTCTTTAATGACAAGTTTGTCGAGGCCTTTTTCAAGTCCTATACTGGGGCCGATGAATTGCCTCTTGGGTACATCGATATGTGTTTTCCTGGTAAGGGCCATGATCTTCCAAAATTTGGCCTCATCGCTTTCGGAGATTACTTTGCCCGCCTCGTCCCTTTCTGCCATGCTGTAATACATGGCAAAGAAGTACCTGCGCATCTTGGCGGTGATCTTGATCTTACCGCCTTCATTGTGAATGCGTGCGTAAGGTATCTCTGCACCCACGCCTATTACCGTTCGGCTCCCTGAAGTTCGAAGTATCTTCACGCCTCTCCTGAGCCTGCCTGACTTGATAAGTATATTGTTTCCCTTACGTATCTTGCCAGCCCTTGCAGGCCATTTCTTTAGGCTGCCATCCTGAAATCCCTGGAGCCTAAAGTTTCTTTTGAAATGGTTAACCGCATAGATGGCCATCTTGCGAGGGATCACCTTCTTTGCCTTCTGGTAGGCATTGGCTATGCGAAGAAATTCCGGTGCATTGTCGTTGATCATAGGTCTACTCTGGTTTCAAGGTCTCGCAGGATATCGAAAAACAAGCGTTCAATAATTGCTTTTACCTCCTGAGGGTTTTCCTTTAGGTTGGTGGTATGGATCGTTAGCTCTTTGACGAACGATTGAATATTGAAAGTAATCTCCCTATTGCCTCCGGTGCCAGAGCCAGCAGCTACAGAAGTGCTAGGGCCATTTCCTGTGGGGCTTCCTCCGGGTGCAGTGATATTGTTACTGTTTGGGCTGCCGTTGCTCACCAGGGCATTGGCTGAATCGTCAGCAGTGGTGGCCATGCTAGCCTCACTGGCTCCCTTCTTATAAGCGTTGGCAGCTTTTTTTCCTACGTCCAGGGCATCCTGAATTAGTTGCTTTTTGGCATTGCCACCCATAAGGCCATTTGCAGCTTTCTTGCCTGCCTCCCATGCTTTTGCCCAGTCTCCGGTAAAGAGGTGGTAGAGGGATTTACCTATTCCTGTGATCCCTGAGAGTAGCTCTTGAAATCTGGTAATGACATAATCCTTGATGATATTACCAAATCCCTTGATCACTTCCCATGCAGCCATTATCCCCCCACGAAACCAGGACACTTTATTGTATGCATAAATCACCGCTCCGCTAAGCGCAGCCAATGCCAAGATGGTAAGCCCTATGGGGTTAGCAGCAAAGGCAGCGTTAAGCCCTTGTGTGGCTATGGCCAGCACTGTAGTCTTGGCAGCTGCTGCCATCTGGACCAAGGCCATAAGCTTTTGCATGGCGATGTATCCGGCTATGGCCGGGATCACAATTTTGTAATTCTCTATGAGGAAGCCCATGCCATATGACAGCACTTCTACGATCGTAGCTGCGGTATTGATCACACCAGCCATTTGGTCTATTATACCACTGGCTCCACCGCTGGCAGCTGCTATACCCATGATGGCAGTAATGACTGGCATAAAGGCCTGACCTAAGTTTACCATGGCCTTCCTCACAGGTTCAAGTAAAGGAATGACCCCATTGAGCCAGTTATAAAAACCAGCCATGTTTTCACTAAACATCATAAATGCCGGGCGCATGGATTCACCCAGTGTTCGTTTTAGGCTGGTAAGAGCGTTGTTTTGCTTGTTGGTGGCTGCCTGCATGGAATTGGCAGCTGCCGGAAGGCCATCTTGAAAAGTATTCTTAAGTTCTTTGGCAAACTTAGGAAGGAAATCTTCTGCATAAACTTGTCCTTTGTCCAGCATGTTATTCAATTCCTCCTGGGTAACTCCCATGGATTTGGCTGCAATATTGAAGGCTCCCGGTAACCTTTCGCCAAGTTGTCCCCTGAGTTCTTCAGCCTGTACCTTACCTTTTGATGCCATTTGGGAGACGGCTAATAAAGCTCCTTCCATTTGGTCTGCTTTCAAGTTCATGATGGTACCGGCTGTGGCTATGCCTTCGAAGATATCCCTTGTGGCTTGCCCCTCCAGGGCTGTTCCTTTCATGGCCCCGGAGATGGTTTGGAAACCCTTGTAACTGGCTTGCATATCCATATTCAGTCGCTTGATAGTATCATCAAGGAAAGTCATATTGGTATTGGCTTCCTTACCTGAGGCAAAGCGAATGGTATTCTCTAATCCTTCGAAAGTGGTGGTGGCCGTCTTAACACTGCCTGTGAATGCGCTAATCTGAGCCACAGCAAAAAGACCAACGAGGGAATTTCTAACCGTACGGATGGTACCATTCAGTCCATTCATACTTCTACTGCCTGAGGCCCCTGTATCTATAAGCTTTCTCTTGGTGCTTTCCAAGCTGGCATTCATGCCTCCAATGCCTTTCTTGGCTTTCGAGGTGAAGCCGTTCATGTCTTCACTAGTCTTTTTAATGGTCTGGGACAGGCCATTGAATCCAGACTTGGCAGCTTTGCCAGTACCGCTTACATGTCGGTTTACCTTGTTGACGGTATGGTCGAGGGTTTTGGTCAACCCAATGGCCTGCTTCATGCCTGCCATGAAACCTTTGTCAATAAGCCCTAATGCATAATCTAATCCCTTCATATTGTTTAATTAATGGATTTGCGCTATATTTGTAATGGTTGTCTGAGGATGACCCCCTCAAGAAAGGAAGGCTCTAGCCACTTGTTGGCTATCCTCCTTTATTTTTTTAGTTTAATATCCTTCTGAATTCCCCCGTTTCTATTTGCTTTCTGGAAAAGATAAACACTCGATTGTCATTGAATGCAATGGCTACGAAATGGATTCGTTTCTTTTTATCCCTTCTTACGGCTGTGTTCAGCCCTTCAACAATTTCTTTTATGGTATATTGATTGTTGATATGGAGTAGTATGTTTTGGCTCTGTCTGGAAGCCTCTCTTATAGAATCCCGAACCCTTCCACTTAAATTCTTATACTCAGTGAGTAATTTAAATTCCCACTTCACACCATTTACCAATGCATCGGCAGACTTTATATTATCTGGATTGGGTAGAAGCTGAGAAGAATACCCGCTCTCCTGAAGCTTATTTGCAGTATACAGGTTCTTTGGGAGTTCATGTTTACCATGGTCAATATGACGGCTAATAAATGCCCCTGTTTTCTCATTAAAGGATACTTTGATTTCCTCAGGGGGTAGTGAATTGTATTTGGCCTTATTATAAGCGATCTTTTCCACGGGGCTATATACCAATAGTCCACGCCTGGCATTGTCCGGGTCGCTGATCAGTTCCATGCTTTGGACGGTGGCTTTTTGGGTAGCATTGTAATCCACAAGGGTATGGACAGTACCTTCCTTGTAATGCCTGAAGTAACTTTTGACCTCAGCGTCACCTGCCCGAAACCAATATACTTCATCTGCATTACCGATGGCATCGTCCGCAGCCCTGAGCAATGGCCCGCTTACCTGGTCTCTTTCCATCCATACAGGCATGCCTTCGGGATCGGGGAAACGGTAGTCTCCTGATCGATCCGTAAACCTTCTGACTCTCCCAATGGCTGGCATGTCCGGTAGATTGGTCATGCTGGCCCGGCTCTTCAGGTCAAAGGTTCGGAAGTCAAAGGCATTGAAAGTGTCGATCTCTCCCAGGTCAAATTTGGACAGGTAGCCTTGGGTTTTGGAAAAAACCGCCTTCTCATCTCCCCAGTTGACATCATGTCCGCTACGCTGCATGCGCTCAAAGCCGTCCGGGTCTGCACCTACGGCATCGGCCATGGTGGAGACTTCCCCATCGTAATCCTCGAGTACATCTTCAGCATCTGACCTGCATCGCCAATGATTGGGAGGAAGGAAACGCCAGGCATCGGCATCGTCCTTTCTAAACACCTTATCGTCAAGGCTTCTACAGATAAGTGTGGTACCCTCATCCAGTACAGCTACAAGCCTCCAGTAAGGAGCGATGTCTTGGTTTTCCATCATTTCCTTTTGCTTGGCTGCCATCTGTGAAGTGGCTTGTACCTGATCAAATTCAGTCTCCAGCCAGCGTTCATTGTAATTAGGGAAGACCTTTAATGACCGTTCTCTAAACTTTCCGAAGGTGTCGACCTCTGGGTTTTTGATGATCTGGTTGAGTTGGAATAATTGCGCTTGGGTCTTGTCTGTACCAAATCGGTGGATATTGGCTCGCATCATTTGCACTGTGAGGTGGTCTGAAGATTCGAAATCAAAATCAATCTGCCCGTAACCCTTCAGCCCGTCAATTAGCTTGGTGTGGGATTTCTTGAACTCATTGTATGACCAGTCGGTATTGCCTCCGGAAGCGTACAGCTGCTTTAGTAACATTTCCTCATCGGGGTCAATTGTGGCATTGCTGATATCGAATATCATCCGGTACGTGTCCGGGACGGCCCCATGCCCACATGAGGCATGGGGCAACTTAAAACCCGTGATGAAATCTTTAGGGCTTCCTGGAGGTGGTGTCGGTGGTGAAATTTCTGCTTCTATCTCCACATCCAATTCGGTTTCGATCTGTTCTTTCTTGACTTTGTAACCCAGGGCTTTCACTCCTTTGAATATGTCGAGGCGGTCTTTAGGTGACTGCTGTTCGTTTTCATTCCAGATGAATCTGTCATCTTCAGAGAACGGGTAACCCATTTCACGAAGGAAAGGCAATACCTTTTCGTTCATGAGGTACTTGACGAAAGTTTCATCATCGAGAGTGATGAGTTTTTGGGTACTTTCAATAATCGATCCTGCCTTTGCCCGTGAGCCAGTGTCTTTGGCTGTTTCGAAATGACCATCAATGAGCGTGGCCAGTTCTTCATTACATGCCTTTCGCTTTTCGTTGAATACATTATAAGAGTCTCTGGAGCTTGATTCTTTGATATCGATTTCGGTATTGGCCGGGAACCTTCCCCAGGCTGAGGTACCGAGGTCTTTTAGGAACGAGTCAATTTCCCGAAGTACTCGTGGATCAGTCTGGGCAGTTTTTACCGTCCTGATAGGTAGGCCGAATTTCTCTTCGAACTCATCCCAGTTTTGCCAGGAGTGTTTTTTGAATATCCAAAGTGGTGCAGCCATATCCAAGAGACCAAGATTACCTGAGTCTATCCATACACACCAGTCCGATACCGGAGGCTCATCAAACCGGGTGCCTGATATGTCAGTGGAGAATTTCAGGATCTCTTTAGTTTCCGGTACGATGTGGTCACGGTATACATGGCTCATGGCTTTGATGGTGCCATCAGGGTTTAGCTGGTCTACATATAATAAAGTGTAACCGAAAGCCTTTGAATCCAGTGCATCTTTGATGAACTTATTGAACCACATCTTTTCGAGCATATCGGTTTTGTCCTTATCGATCTCCTCGTTCTTATTGATGATGGCAATTCCCTTGTTACTGATTCGAAGCCTCCGTGTATCCCATCGGCCCCAGATAAAGGCATCGGTCATGATGTCTTCGTAAAGGTCGATTAGCATCTTGCGCCTTGGTTGCTCAGGATCGAGTGCCCAGGCTCTGGCTTTCTTCCAGTCGGCTATTTCCTTTCGGTATAAGGAACGCTGGTGTTTGATGATAGCAACCATCTGTTTTACCAGATTGTCATACTCTTCTTTTTCGGGCTTTAGAGGCTTCGAAAGCGTAAGGGGCCATAATCCCTTGATTGTTTTATTAAAGTCCATTGTGTGCGCTCTTAAATAGGTCTTAAACGTTCTTTAGTATCTATCCGTAACCGGATCATTGCTACCACCATTGAAAAGGGAGTTTAATTCAGCTTCTCCGTCTTCGGAGGTCTTTTCAGGGAGGTTTGGATTAATGTTGCCTTTACTCACATCCTTGAGCCAGTTGATGGCTGCCTTGTACCTAGTTTCCCTGATGTCCGGAACACTCTCAGGGGAGATATTGGCATGAAGGTGATAGACGGCCATGTCGATAAGGTACATGACTATGGTCTGGTTCCTTTCGTCTAGGGTCTGGTCTTCATCGTAAAGGGCAGGATCGAAAATCAAAGTGGTGTCATACCTTGTCCGCAGGTAAGATTCCATTTCACCCTGCGCCATCAGTTCCGACTTGATACGGATGTCTTCATTTTCATCAGTGATGATATTGGTAACCCAGGATCGGATTTGAACGCTGTAATCATTAATATTTAGAAAAGCCATATAGAAATATTTAGTAACGTCTGGTTTCGTCAATCTCCCTTTTGCCTGCTGCCGGAGGTGGATTGTCTTCGGTAATGTGCTGGTCGAGGTAATACCATGCGCCTTCATCACTATCGGGGGCATCGTCCGGAGAATTGTAACCTGGTTCTATTCCCTTCACCTGGTTGTTGCCTTCAATCATGTCAGTGTCTTCAATTTCATCTAAATTGTAAATGACATTTCCTGAGGAGTACTCCGGCTCCATTCTTACTATTCGGGTGTACTTGCCCGGTTTGATTCTTTCATCAGTAATGACATTAAGGCGGTGCTTTGTTTTGCGCTCCACTCTGGCTTTGGCGTTGATGATAGGTCGGTTATAGAATTGTTTCTCTACGTACCAAATCATACCTACCCCAAGAGGTAACTTCTTTTCAAAATGGACCATCCATTCGAAGGCGTCTTCTATTTCGCATCTTCGGCAGAATCGAGCCAGGCAATACCGTTTTTGTCCTCTAAGGGCCCAGACCGGAGCAGACTTAAAATCAGAGGTGGGATTGTTTTCAAAACTTGGGTCAAAATAACCAATGATGACCTGCATAAGTCGTAGGTTTGGAATCTTGGCAAACCTGAAGTATCGGTTTTTGAAAATGCTTCCTTCGATCTCGGTCTTGTGAAAGAACTCACGCTGACTGTGGACATGCCCGGCTTTAATGATCTTGCGCTTTAGTTCCTCAAAGGTGTAGCGGTTCCAGACAGGTTTTCCACTGATCATCTCGCCTTCAGCATTATATTTGATATCAGTAAGGGCTACACGCTTGTCATGCCACAGGCCTTTGCGTTTCTTTTTGCCCGGCTTGGTATCACCTACAATGTTTGCCAGGACTGAATTATTATGAATCCGGTTACCTCCCATGACTACCCGAGCTCCCTTGATGGAGAGCGCAAAGTACAGGGCTCCCAGGATATTTTTAACCACCTTTTTGACTCGCTTTGGGTTTTCTACCAATTCATCATCATCGATATCATCAATGGAGGCGTAGTTGGGACGCTTTTCGTTTTTTCGGGCTCCTCTGGGAGATTGGTTACGACCAACAGCAAGGAATCGAATACCTTGCTTGGTAGTGAAATCACCCTCTTCCCAACTCCCAAAGCTGTACTGCTTGCCAAAATCATTTGCAAAGAGGTCGTTACTCATTAGTTGGGCCTGAACATCGGCAAGTAGGTTACTGGCATCATCGTTATTTTTCCCCATAAGTATCATCCCTGTTAGCTCACCATGAGCAATCAGGAACATGGGAATGCCAATATTCATGTGTACTGACTTGGCATGCTCTCGTGGCCACTCAGCTACACCAAAGAAGTTAGGGTCTTTGAGTACGGCCTTTGCCAGCTTGATATGAAAAGGGGCGCAATCATGGTCTGCGTAAATAGACAGGTAGGTCTTAAAGAATAGGTTATAGTCCTTTAAGCAGGCTTTAATCCGGGCTTTCTGGTCTTGTTTGGATTCGTTGAGCTTGACTGAAGTGCTGTTTTGTACTTGCGTACAAAAGTCTAACCACTGCTGGTAGTCTCTTTTTTTGATTTGCTCTATCATTGGCCTTGCTCAATTTTGTACTCGACGAATTCCTTCTGCATTACATTGATTTGCTTTGCCAAGTCAGCATCCTTATTGAAAGCATAAGTGGTGAACTCCTGAAAAACATTGATGATCTGAGCGATGGTAACTCTTCTATCGGATAGCTTTTCAATACTGGTAGCTATCTTGATCATTTTGTCCGCACTCATGTCGTCCTTGAGGGATTCGTCATGCGCTTTTTTATAGAGATTAAAAATGATGTTTTTGGAAGTGATGGTCTGGGCTTGCTTGAGTAGCTCCCAGTCTCCGTCATTTTTCCACTTTGAGAAAGTCTTGGGTGTGACGCTGATAATGTTGCAAATTTCATTTTGCGATTTATCAGTATTGAGGTAGAGGTCTAGACCTACCGCTTTTTTGTCCTCATTGGAAAGTTTCCTTTTGCTGCTCATCCCTGTCATTTTGTTTATACAAAGATGATTCAGGGCTTCTTTTTGCTGAAAAGTTCAGTTAGGATTTAAAGGTTTTCATTTAAATCCTAAACAAAAACCTTTAGGATTTAAAGGTTTTTCTTTAAATTCTAATTGATGATTTCATGATTTTTTGCCTTCACAACATCTTTGCATCCAACGAAACAGGAAAACGGATCAAGGATGGCAAGACTTAAACAGGGCTTTCAATACGAGGTTACCAACGCTACGCAGCAAGATGCGGAAATCAAAATATACGGGTATATCGGAAAATGGGAAGCCGTGGACTATGCTGGTTTTCAGCAAGCATTCCGAGACCTGATCACAAGCAAGACCAACTTGACGGTGAGGCTTCATTGTGGTGGTGGTTCGGTATATGAGGGTCTTGCCATCTATGATCTAATGCGCTCAAGTGATTGTAAGATCACTACGATCAATGAAGGCTTGGCTGCTTCCATGGGTTCTATAATCCTACTAGGTGGTGACACCATTAAAACTACTAAGAATGCATTCTTCATGGCACATGATGTAGAAATGGGTGTGTATGGCAATAGGCAGGCAGTAAAGTCGAGCCTAGAACAAATGGAAGGCTGTGTGGCTCGAATCAAGAAAATCTATAAGGAACGAACAACTGCCAGTGAGGAGGAAATAGAGGGCTGGGTAAAACCCGGACAGGAAACATGGCTTGACTCTGATAAATGCGCTAATCTAGGCATAGTGGATGAAGTCATAGAGCCAGTTAAGAAAAGGGCAGTGGATCCTGAAGATATGAGCAACCGAACTGCTGAAGATATTTTTAAACTATTTGAAGGGCCTACATCAAAGGAGTCCGGCCCATCTAACGATACAAACCAAACTAGTGCTATGAAAAAAGAAGCGATTATGGCCATACTCATGGCTGCGGGCATGGCAGGCGAACTTACCGCCTCCAGTGCCGATGGGGACTTTGCTAATCAGCTGCAAGCCCTGGTCGATAAGGCCGTGAATTCTGACAGGTATAAAAAGGAAGTGGACAGAATGACCAATGAGCTCATGAAGGCCACGCTTGATCCTGCCCAGCAAGCAGGAAAATTCAAGCCTACGGAAAGGGCGGAATGGGAGGCTGATTTCAAAGCCAACCCTAACATGGTGATTAGAACCTTATCCAGGATTCCCGGCAAGCCTGACCTGAATGGGATGACGAAAAGAGAAAGGCAAGATCCCGGTAATGAAGGAGACCACGAAATCTTGAAAGGCCGTGGTGACTGGAGCTTTGAGAAATGGCAAGAAACTGATCCGAAAGGATTGGCCAGACTACAGGATGAAGCACCTGAGGCATTTGAAAAATTGTTTAACGCAAAATTTAACCATTAATGGCAGAATTAACTGATGGTGCGTGGCTGCAACAATATGTGGCACCCCAACTCCTGACTGACTTCAGGAATTACAAAGATGACTTCATTGCCTTTCTAAAGAAAGCACCGGAGCAAGCAATTGATAAGGATGGTATCCGCTTCAATAAACTGATTGAGGATGTGGCTTTCTACATCAACAAGTCAACAGCTTTCACTCCTAGAAAATTGGATGAAAAGAAAAGCCTTGTTGAATGGGACAAAATGGATACCGAGCTTACCAACGTCACTGACATAGACCTTAGGTATATGGCCTATGACAAGGAAAACGCTATTCGTGTGGCTCATACCAAGGGCTTCAAACTGGGGGTAAGAAACTATGTGATGCAGAAACTTGCACCTGCGGAGGATGTAGCGGGAAAGATGCCTGTAATAAGAACTTCCGGAGCTGCTGTGAATGGTAGGTTGAAACTTACCTATGCTGATTTGATCAAGTTCTACGTGCAGCTTGAAACCCTGAATCTGGACCCTACAGAGCAGCTGTTAATGGTATTGTGTCCAGAACACCGGGCAGATTTGATCGAAGACAGGGGCAGTACTAACAACTATCGTGATATCGAGATCGATAAGAACACAGGTGAACTGAAGCGGTTCTACAAACTGAAGTTCTTTGAGAACAATCATTCAGTTAAGTATGATGCTTCGGGCGAATTGAAGGCTCAAGGAGCTACACCAGCTGGTACTGACAGAAATGCAAGTATTTTCTTCACCCCCGGGCAAACGGTATATCACATCGAAAGGGTGAAGCTTCTCCTTCAGCCAATGGAGCAAGATACCAGGAGTGCTGATCCTCAGACAGAGTTCAGGACGCACACTTACGGGCTGTGTGACAAAACGCAGGAACATGGATTTGGTGCATTGGTATCAGGAGTAGAACCCTAAGTGATGATTAGACAAGCTATAAAATACCTATTGGTTTTGGGTGTGGTTGTGTTGGCGGGATGCAGGTCTAATGGGCCTGCACCCACTGACAATACAATCATTACTGACAGTACCACCGTGCAGGTTCGGGAAAGGCAGGAGGCGATCAAGCTTCCGGGAGCGGTATTTACTACCGAATTAGAAATTATTTGTGATCCTATCACCCTACTTCCATATATAAGCGAACCGGGAGAACCACCAGAGGGGAATGATTCCGGAGTCAATGATGCTGAATTTAAAGCACTGTTGGAAGGTAGTAGACTTAAAATCTCCTACATCCAAGATAGCCTTACACACTTGGTTATGCTTAAGGATAGTATCATTAATCGATTTCGCAATCAGGAGAAAAGTACTCACGAGGTGATCTATGAGCATCAACCCAAGTGGTATGATAAACCCTCCTATGCAGTGACTTTGCTGGCCCTGCTCTATGTACTGTATCGATCACGTGGGGCCATTCTAAAACTCATAAGAAAGACACTATTCCCCTAATGATGAAAAAGGAAGATTTTAAAAAATTGGCGGACGATCTGTTCGCTGAATACCCAAACGAAAAGACTGTCCATATCACTAGTGACGGGCAGTCTTTTTTTATAGAAAGCGATGCCATCAATCATAAGAACAGGCGTGGCTTGGAAGTGTACCCTTTTCACAAGGGAGGTGCTCCGGTGGATGAAGACCTGGAAGAAGTACTTCAGGAATATCAGGAGAATGAAAGGGCTTACCAGGAATCCGAGCGTAAGGTATCTGCCATTGCAAGGATGGAAGAGGATGTGGAGCTAGGTGATGATGAGGAGAAAGTAGTATTGGAAGTAGCGAAACTCCGGGAGGCTTATGAAGAATCCGAACGAAATCTAAAAGAGGCAATGGATGAAAATAAGAAGTTGTCAGATGATCTGGAAAGCTCGGGAAAAGAAATGGAAGCCCTGACTACAAAGCTTGCTACTGCTGAAAAGCAGGTGGACAGTTTGAAAAAGGAAGTGGCAAAACTAAAAAAGGAGGCTAAATAATGGCAAGACCCAATATAGTAATAGAGAAACTTGAAGGTGGGCTTGGCAGGCGAAACCCGAATGCTGACATGGTGAGTGGTATCGTGATGAATGCGGTGGCTACTAATGAAATGGAGCTTGGGAAAGTGTATGTTTTGATTTCAATGGCATCTGTCGAGGCATTGGGGCTGAATGAAGCTTACGACACGGACAACGAGGTTTTGGTCTATGAGCGACTGAGGCGGATATTTGTCCGAAACCCATCCATCACGCTGTACTTTATGCCCGTGGCGCAGACGGTGACCCTTACCGAAATGGTGGATAAGGAAGAAGATTACGCTGCAAAACTGCTCAGGGAGCAGGCTGGAAATATCGTACAGCTGGCCGTGGCCAGGAACCCTGCGACAGGGTATACACCTACCATTTCAAACGGCTTGGATGAGGATAGTGTAAATGCTGTACCGAAAGCCCAGGAGCTGGCCATCGCTGAATTTGACAAAGCAAGGTACTGTGAGTTTATCATTGAAGGCCGATCCTTCACAGGTACAGCAGCTGCCATTGCCAGCCTTAGGGAAAGTGATCCCAAATGTCCTGATGTTTCGGTGGTTTTGCTTGCTGATCCTTCAGTATATGCACAGAACGAACTCTTTGAAGGCTATGCAGCTGTAGAGGATGTATTGGCTCTGGTGAGCCTTTCGGCTGTTTCGCAAAACGCAGGGGAACTGATAGAAGCCTTTAACCTTACGAATAAATTACAAGGGCTGTATTTGACTTGTGGGCTTAGCTCGGCAAAGGAACTGGCAGAGTATACAGATGCTGACTTGGATGCACTTCATGACAAAGGTTACATCTTTGGCAACTTCACGCCTGGCATAGCAGGATTTCACCTGAATGACACGCCTACAGCTACAGGCTTGGACAGTGACTATGCCTATATCGAGAATAACCGCACGATCAAGAAGGCAATAAGGCTGGCCAGAACCGTACTGGTGCCTCGGATCAAGTCCCGTACACTGGTGGACCCGGATACAGGAAGGATAGCACATGAAGATGCCAAAGAACTGGAAGCAATAACCGAAGCTTCCCTTAGCTCAATGGTGGCTGATGGCGATATCTCCGGCGGTGTGGACGCTTATGTAGACCCTGCTCAGGATGTACTAAGTACTTCCAAAATCGAGGTGCTATTGACTTTTGTTCCGGTGGCGATCAATCGAAAGATTACGCTCAAAATCGGATTTGACAACCCTAATCGCTAAGCAATGAATATCAACGGAAAATTCAGGAATTATGCCTCTGTACGGATCAATGTTTTTGGTCGTACGCTCGTGGGTATGCAAAATATTAGCTACAGCCGGACAGATGATATCAATCCTGTAAAAGCTGTGGGAACCACTAAGCCCATCGGGTACACTCAAGGCAATGAAGTTTATGAAGGCTCGATAACCCTACTTACTGAAGAGGTGGACGGTATTCAAAAAATACTGCCTCCAGGTAAGTCTTTGCCGGACATACCGCCTTTTCCGATTTCGGTAGCATATGTGGATGATGCAGGCGTACAGGTGGCGCATACCCTGATAGGTGCCAAGTTCAAAAGTAATGGGCGAAGTGCTGAACAGGGAAATGCTGATGCACTGACCACTGAAATACCCCTCTACATCCATGATATAGACTGGAACGCATGAGCCGTGAAGAGGTGAGAAGCAAATGCAGGGAAAGGGGAATCCCTTTTTCCCCGCATGAAACAATCAATCAACTGACCAAGAAAATCATGAAAAAGGAAAAAACTGAAGCCCTGAAAAATGGGATTGTTTCTGCTGAGCAAATCGCAGAATGGAAGAAAAAGCATGGTACTGTGCACGTGATCAAGGTCACTGTCAAGGAAGGTGATGTGGCCACAGGCTACCTGAGGAAACCCAACCGAAACCATAAGGCTACTGCCCTGAGCATGTACGCCAAAGATAAGATTTTGGAATGTGGAGAATTCCTAAGGAACAACTGTTGGCTGGGAGGAGATGAACGCCTGATGGCTGATGATGATATCGCAGACACGGCTGCTATCCAGGCTAACGGAATCATCAAGTTTATGGATGCAGAAATGGGGGAGGTTTAAGCCTCCCTATCTCTACAGAGGGAGGCCATGACTTTATCCGAAAGGTAACGGCCATGCTCTCCTATCACTTCAAAATACCGAATCCTGAAGAGCTACCCGATCAATTGTTTTGGGACAAATGGGAACAACTAAGATGGGTGCTTTATTACGAATCGAAACGTCAAAATAGCAAAGAAGGTACCGTTGAACTTTAACATCGACATCAATGCATTATATACGGCTCAATTTGGGCTGAATGCCAGCATAGGCACCCGTGCGGTTATTGACAAAGTCTTTAACCAGGCGGGTAATATTGCTGTATTGCCTACCGATCAGCCTTTTGAAGAGGTAAGAACCTACATGGGTACGCCTGTGTGGGATTATATCATTCTCCAGGCTGATCGAACAGGTGATGAAGTTTTTGAGGGTTTGAACTTCCCCTTGGAGTGCACAACTGAAGCATCTATCGGTAAGAAGATCGTGGAAACTGACATAGTGGGGCGTGATGGGGTGATAGAGGAGCTTATAGGGCTGAGTGACTGGCAACTTACGGTCAAAGGGTTTTTTATCAATTATGAAAGCACTGATTATCCCACTGACCAGGTGAAAGCCTTCAGGGAGGCATTTGCCTACAAGGGGACTGACATCCCAGTGGTGTCAACTTTCCTAAACTTGCTTGGGGTGAATTTTGTAAGCCTCAAGTCGCTCAATCTACCTGCGATGTATGGGTATAGCAATGTCCAGCCCTTTGAATGCCAAATGATAAGTAAGCGACCATTTGATATTGAAGTAGAATTCTAATGTATCTGTCTGTCAAAATATCGATCGGTAAAATAAGCTTTGATTCTATCAATCGGGTAGATATCAGCAGCACCTGGCGTCGGTTCACGCAGACCGCTCGGGTGTGGCTTCCAAAAGCCATGTACTACCAAAAGGAAGGTAAAAGGCATCCTGTAAAAAATATTCGGGACTTTATCAAAGTAGGTGATCGGGTTAAAATCGAGCTTGGCTATAATGGCATGCTGGTTACCGAATTTGAAGGGTATGTGGCTTATAGTCCAAAGCTTACTATTCCTTATGAAATCGAATGCGAGGATGAGATGTGGAAGCTGAAGCAAAAGGAAGTGAATGTAAGAATGGGTGATGCCTCGGTGAAAGAAATCATTCAGGCAGTGGCCCCAGGATACGCAATAGAATGTGCTGACGAATATTATGGGGATTTTTCGCTTTTGAAAACTACCCCGGTAAAGGTCTTTGATGAGCTGAAGCAAACCAGTGGTATTCACACCTTTTTTAGAGGGAACCGCCTGATAGTGGGCAAACCTTATAGTGATCCGGAAATAGACAAGACAGTGAAAAAATATGTGTTTGGGCATAATATCCTAAACAATACACTCACCTACAGGGACAGCGAGGAAGTAAACGTGAAGGTGTATGGAAGCAGCTTGCAGGCGGATGGTACTATAATAAGGGCTGAGGCCGGAAATGACGGGGGTAATGTGATCAGGCGTGAAATTCCGGGAAGAACCAAAGAGCAGCTGGATAAAGATGTAGAACTCATACAAGAAGAGGAACGGAACTTCTCCAAATATGTAGGGACCATAACCAGCTTCGGGTTCCCATTTGTGAAACATGGCATGGTGGTAAATGTGGTCGATGACCTCTATGAAAAAGGCAGGGACACGAAACACTATATCGAAGAAGTGAATGTGTGGTGCTCTCCAGAGGAGGGTTACAGAAGAATGGTAAAACTAGGAAGAGATGCTTGATCGGCTAATAGTAGAACTCATAAAAAAGAATCAGCATGTATTCCTAAAGGAAGGAACGGTCACTCAAGTAAATGGAGATGTATGTACAGTATTGACAGAAACGAGGGAATACAGGAAATGCCGGATCAATGCTGTGGCTGCAAATGGAGACAACTACCTGAAGGCTGTCCCAGCTGTCGGCTCTCCGGTGGTGGTAGGTGTAATGGAAGGGAATAATAATGCGCTCCTGCTCAAAATAAGTGAGGTGGATAGCATTGCATTTAAAAAAGAAGATACTCTACTGAAGGTGGATCATGCGGGATATGTGATAGAAAGGCAAGGTGAAAACCTTGGAGTGGTGAACGAGGCCTATCTGGAGGAGTTTGGGAAGCTCTGTGATGAACTGGCAAAGGTGGTAGTGGTGACGGGTGTAAGTCCCAATGTGCCAGCCATCACAGCCATAAAAACAACTGTCTTAAACGGTCTTAAAGGGCGTTTTAATAAAATATTCAATCATGGCGACTGATATACTTCTTGATGAAAATGGCGACTTGAGGATAGAAAATGGTGACTTGGTAACAGGAGAATCTGAGGCGCAACATATCGAACACCTGATGGTGATGAATAAGGGAGAATACAAAGGCAGTCCCCTAACAGGAGCCGGAATTCCAGCAATGCTGAAAAGTGGGAATAAGCGTGCCGTGATAGAACGAGAGGTAATGCTTCAGCTGGAGCGTGATGGATATAAGGTGAAAACCTTAAAAATCAACTGGCCCGAGATCAATATAGATGCAGTGCGAAAAACTAAACAATAATATGAGCTACCTGACTTATTTACTTGGAGGATTTGGCTACCTGAACGGGGCCGATTTTAGGCACACAGTGTTCAAACTGGCTTACAGTGAAGACAAGGGTTTTTGGATCAAGTTAAGTGCAGGAGCAGGCACGTTCCGGTTGTTACTTTTTGATTTCACTGGACTAGATATTATAGTCTTTTCTGCTTTTGTATTTCTGATCGTTGCGGAATTTCAGACAGGCCTAAAGGTGGCTATGCGAAAAAAGAAAGAACGTTTTCAGTCTAGGAAATTTGGCCGGATGATACTGAAAATAGGTGTTTACATCATGATGATAGGTGTATTGCATGCTTTTTCAGGCAGATTTGAAATCCCCCCAGTCTTTGGTCTTGAGATCAATCCTTTCACCTGGTTATACTATGTGGTTTTCATTCTCATAGTATTTCAACTAATCATTTCCTGGCTAGAGAATCTATCGGCTCTGGGCTACAAAGAAACAAAGGGGATCATAGGTGTGATCCTAAGGAAAATGAATCAATGGTTTGAATTTGATGGAAGCAAGGACAACGATTATTGATAGGCAAAACCTGCTTGATATTGCTCTCCAGGAGACGGGAAGTATTGAAGGTGTTTTTGAATTGGCTACGGCTAACGATATAGCTGTAAGCGATGAAGTATCTGCCGGGACTGAGCTTAAGGTACCTGAAGGAAATATTAATGCTGATGTTCTTCGGCAGTATAAGGCGAATAACATCAAACCTGCCACTGGCAATATTCAGGATGCGGAAATACTTGAAGGAATTGGCTACTGGCACATAGAAATGGATTTTATATCAAGTTAATAATGGCAAGAACGATAGACGAAATATATAATGAGATCATTACCAGCGTGACTGGAGATGAACGGCTTGCTAATCTTAACAGCCCGTCTAAAACAGCCATCTGGAGGCTGTATTCATATGTGGTAGCGGTATCAATATGGAGCCTAGAGAAACTTACAGATTTACATATGGCCGAAGTTGACAAACGAATATTGGAACTTAAGCCTCATACAGCAAGGTGGTACAGAAGTAAGGCTTTGGCATTTCAGTATGGCTTTCAGCTGGTGCCGGAAACTGACAAGTATGACAATACTGGAATAGATGATACTGTACTTGAAGGTAGTCTGATCATCAAGTATGCAGCGGTGACCGAAAGCGATGATGAAAGTCGCCTGGTGATCAAAATAGCTACAGAAGAAAACGGAGTTTTGGCACCTATCAGCGTTGCGGAAAGTGATGCTTTCACAGCATACATTAACCGGATAAAAGATGCAGGGGTAAGAACTACGATAATCAATTTCTTACCGGATCGACTGTTTCTCAATATGGATATCTATTACGATCCTTTGGTGCTTGATGGTGAAGGGAATAATATTCTCTCTGGAGGGAAGACAGTCGAAGAGGCTATTAACGCTTATATGAAAGAATTGCCATTTAACGGGCAGTTGGTTTTGGCTCACCTAGTCGATCACCTTCAGCAAGTACAAGGTGTAGACATTCCCCATATCAACTTAGCAGAGACAAGTTGGATAGATGCTGAAATTAATGACTATGGAGATGCCCAGCCGATAACCGTGAAGCAAATACCCGTATCGGGATACTTTGCTGTGGCCAATTTTGACAATGTAAACTATATAGCCAATGTTTAATATTGATCTGAGTCGGCTGGCAATAATCTTAATACCTGGAAGGTTGAGACAACCCATGTTTTTGGCCTTGCTATTGGCAATCACCTCACCAATTCGGTCAATGCTGGGTACGTTTCTGGCAAGAAGACTAGACAACCTTTATCGGCTTGATCATAACGGGCAGGTGTGTTACCTGGAGGCTGCGCTTAATGATTCCTTTGACCCTGACCAGCGCAGGATATACATCGCTGACGGTGATGCCTTTTCACAAAAATACATCTATACAGAGGCTGAGGATAAGGACAAGTACTTGGGGACAATTTATCTGCGTGGGGATAATGAAACAGGTGAAGGTAGTCGGGACTTTACAGTAGTAGTTCCGGCTGATTTCAGAGATGATCTTTATGGATTTCAAATCAAAGCCCTTATTAACTTCTATAAGCTGGCGTCAAAACGCTATGAAATAATCAAACTATGAATAGAGCAGAATTTTTACAACCGGGCGGTTTTCCACTGAATACTAATACGCTCAATTTTATACAGGATAGCTTCACGCTGCTTCAGGAGCTTGTAGGCCTAGCTGGCGATAGGACGATTGTTCGTGGTTGCATTCAGACGGGCAGCAATGTAAGTGATGGCGTAATTATCCTGAATGGGGAATTGCTTCCTTTTAAGGGTGGAGCTCTTTCAACAAGTGTGGTAGTAGTGGAAGAAAAGGAAGAAAAAACCTTTGAAGATGGTATATCCCGTGAAATATACAAGAATAGGTTTATGCGCTTTGGAAGCGGTGGAAATAGTATCCCCTGGTCTGACTTTGTAAGGTTGAAAGATTTGAAAACTTTTAGACAGCTCCCTCATCAAGTGAGTTCAGCTATTAATGAAGATAAGGCAGATCAATTGGCTACTTCCCGGGCCTTAAAATTACTTAATGATAAGATAGGTGGGTTGTCTATAGTTCCTACTGGGGTTGTGGTCATGTGGTCTGGAGCTTTGAACAATATACCTGAAGGCTTTGCATTGTGTGATGGACAGAACGGTACACCTAACCTGAGGAATAGATTTATTGTGGGTGCTGGTGATGAATATTCAGTAGGGATTACCGGAGGAGCTAAAGAGGTGGAGTTGAATACTTCTCAGATACCAGCACATACTCATTTGATCATGGCCAACGCAATAGCTACTAATGATACTGTTTCGTCCGGTACTCAAATGGCAAAAACAAGAACCGGAGGAGGCCGATCTGATGCCAATCTTGGAGGGGTATCAAATCCTGCCCTGGTCGGGAAAAGTAGTTCAGTTGGAGGAGGAGACCCACATGAAAACCGACCACCTTATTATTCACTCGCATTTATAATTAAGCTTTAAGAGATGGCTAAACAGACTTTAAACACTATTAAAAATTGGTTTCGTACGCTAAAAAAACCAACTCAAAGCCAATTTTGGGATACCTGGGATTCGTTTTGGCATAAAGATGAAAATATTCCGGCTTCAAAAATAGAAGGTCTGTCTGAAGGACTTCAGAATAAGGTGGAGAATGAAACATTTCAATCTCACTTATCGGACGAAAACGCCCATCCTCATGGACATGAAATTGCTGGTGTTAATGGATTACCAGAAGCCCTCGAAGGAAAGGCAAACAAGAATCATGATCATGATATCAATGATATCAATGGTCTTGCTCAAGCTCTGGAAGATAACGGCCCAACATCTGATGATTTTGTTGATTTGGAAAGTATTCAGGACATCAACGCCTTAAAAAAGTTCCTTGCTGGTGTATTGGTGAATGGTAACCTACAAGTTGTAGATGGGGATGTTGTCATTTCCACATCTCATGCAGGAACTGCTTCGAGCGATTTATTTAGAACGGTCAACGCATCAGGAGGCGGGGTGTCTATCCAAAAACGAGGTGGTATAAGTGCTTTTGCTAAAGGGGATAGCGTTACTGATTATTTTATTTACAGAGGCATTGATAATACAGGTAATGAGGTATTCAGGGTAAGGCAAGGAGGTAGAGTGAAGGCGGGTGATGGTGTGAATGCAGATGATCTGGCCACACTGGGGCAGGTGGAAGGGAGTGCTACTGCACTTCGGGATGGGGTGAGTAGTGATGGCGATACACTTAAGAAGCTTTATAATCTTATTACAGCAATGTTTAAAGAAGAGCGGTTTGATAATATCGCTCAGAGGGATGCTTATGATGTAGAATCTCTTCCATTTCAGGCTTTTGTAGATGATGATGGTGATGGGAAGTGGGCGGTATACCGTGCTGTGGCTCCGGGACAGCCAGCGACTTATATCAAAACAATGGATCAGGATCTATTTAGTGCTGTCATCACAGGCTCGCAAATAGCATCAGCATATGAAGGCTATGCCGATGTGGCACGGTTCACGACCGCACTGCGTGATAAGCTAAATGGAATACAGGCTGAGGCAGAGGTCAATGATACCGCTACACAAATATTAGATAAGCTCGCAGCATTGACAGAAAGTGTAGTGAAGATTCCTACAATTCTTTTTGATGGTACACTTGTTTCAGATCAATTTTATTTTGATGAGAATGACGGGTCTATGAATTTGTCCACTACTGAAAAACCTGAAAAAGACAACGATTTAGCTTTTGTTCCTTCTAATGTTCTCTTCGATATGTTTCAGGTTCTTTATGTTGGATTCGCTCCCGTTTTTCACCAAACGAGAGATACAAAAGACATAAGCATAAGGAAAGTAATAGGCCGAGATGGTTTGTTTTATGCATGTTCTTCTAATGGCTCAGGCCATAGATTTTATATATCAAAAGATGGTCGCTTTTTTTATGAGGGTGGGGATACTAATAGTCTTTTGTTTTACTCCTTTGATGTTTCTTATGATGGCAGAACAGTTATTCTTGTAGGAAGAGATAATGGAACAACAAGCATCAGGAGATCAACAGATGGAGGGGTTTCATTTTCAACTACTACAATAACGCCAACCACAGAGCTTACAGGGGTGGTTAATGTTGCGCCGGGTCGTTGGGTGGCTTGTTGTAGATTAGGTAATGTAATCTACTCTGAAGATGATGGGGCTACTTGGAGTGATTCTACTGTAGATGGCGCTAATTCATTTCAAGGGATAGATTTTAATGATGGCCTAGTGGTAATTACAAGTAATGATGGTACAAATCGTGTTCAAGTCTCAACAGATTTTGGGGAAACTTTTACTTCATATAGCACAGGTACAAACAGGTCGTTTTCACAAGTAGGATTTTTTTATGGCCACATAATTTTAAGGCGTTCCGGGTCATCCTCGGGAGGGTTTATTGCAATAAGCAACGACCAAGGGGCAACTTGGGAGGAAAGGCTGCTTCCTCCTGTAGCTTCTCAAGAAACATCGGGGATGGCAGTTATAGCTGATTATCTGTACCTGTTTGGGGCTAACGGGTATATGATTCGAACAAAAGACCTACAAACTTATGAGGAGGTAGATTCTGGGACTACAAACAAAATCTCTACCATGGCCACAACTATAATTAATGGAAAACCTGTGGTAATGTATGCATGTGATACGGGTTCAGGAGATAGGATATATAGTACATTGGCATGAGTTTTCAACATTCAATAACACATACGGAAGATATAAGGACTGTATCTGAAATCGCTAATTCAGAACCTGTTTATCATCAATATTTTGCTGTTCCTGAGAACTGTGAACAATTTGATGCGGTTGGAAGGGTTCAGTTTTTATGGAGCCATCAAAAATTTTATAATAGAAGATTTGGAGCTTCAATTAATGACAGCTCTTATAGCTATGAAATAACATCTGGCAATAGTGACAATGCATTTTCTGTCTCTACAAATGGGGAAATGACGGTAGCTATACCGGCATCCTTCACAGCAACGAGGCTGATTACGGTAAAAATATCTATATCAGCGGATAATTGGGAAGAAACTATTTGTAAGATAGACCGAATTCCTGTAGCTAATTGTGTGTTCTTTGATTCATCTGTACCGGCTAATTCTGGAACTGGAACTAGAAACGATCCTTACCGAGGCTGGCGTGATGGGTTTTATAGCGGTTCGCCTCCGGTAGGTTGGGGTACATCAGGTAAATTTTATTTCTACAAAAGAGGTCAAATTCACGAAGACTGGACAAAGATTCAAAACCCTTTGGTAGGCGGTCAAAGGCCTGATTACATCACTATCGGGGCGTATGGTACTGGTGCAAGGCCTATTATAGATGGCACCAACTTGGCAACATCAGAGCGTTTTTGCGATGTGTCTAACTCCCAGCTTAACGGCACAACTGTTACTGCTACAACTAATCCTGAAATGGTCGCTTATAATGTCCGAATCATGGATATAGAGACTGTTTTTAATGGGGTTTCTAACTGGTATCCTTATCAGGTAGGTATGTATGGTAAAGGGCTTAGATTTCATCGGTTAAAATGTTCCGGGTTAGTTTTTGAGGATGGGTTCTTTTGGGTGAAGAATAACCCAGGATCAGCAGGGGCAGGTGATATAGAGGCTGTATTTCAAGATATAGAAACTTATGATAGCCCTGACCGAGCAATCAAGTTTGAAAGCGGTGGACTTAAAGGGAGGAATTTCCGGTGTTATACCACAATAGCAAATTCGGAGACACCACTTTCGGCTGCCAACGCTCCGAATGTAGACTTGAAATATGCCGACCTACAATGTACAGATAATACACAGGGATTAGGTATTCAGATCCGGGCTGAAAACCATAATTACGAATGGTTTTATTTGAAAGGTTATCAGGATTGTTTTAATCCCTATAAACACGTATCTCATAATGGATTGCCAGATTCTTACCGTCCTAAGAATTCTTATTATAAAAACATATTGATAGATGGCTGTACCGGATCAATCGGTGGTTTTGTATCTGGTGGGGGCAATAGGAATGCTCAAAATATTAAGTTCATCAACATAGATGTTATTAATTCTCCCGGAGCTGGACCACTTAACATAAATCAAGGAGCAGAAGGTACAATCGTTGAGATGTGTAATCTTGGCGATAGTGGGGATATAACTGTTGATGCTGATTCTTCAGGGACTGAGATAAGAAACTGTACCGTTCCGGGAACAATTACAAGAAACGGGAATGCTACGATTGTTAATACGGTGTATAACCATTTGACCGGATCGGGGACTGGTTCAATTACTACTAGTATTACTCCATTAGCTTCGGCTTATTTTATAAACTTTGATGGGCATGTTTATAAACCTTCCGAGGGGTCAGCCCTTCTTGGATCCGGGACTTCTATAGGCTTGACAATGGATTTAGAGGGGAATCCAGTTCAAACCCCACCTTCAATAGGTTGTTATGAAAGTAGTGATGATGTAGTAGATACTTATAATTTAATTTTATCTGTATCACCAGGGGGTGCCGGAACAATAACAGAGTTGACGGAAGGTCCTTATGCTGAAGGTGATGAATTTAGGCTTCAAGCAAACCGAAAAGCCGGCTACATTTTCAAAGAATGGCGAGCTTTTGGGTCTTACTATATTGGGGATCAAAACCCTTTAGTGAGTACTATGGGAGCAGAAGATTTACCGATACAAGCTGTGTTTATTGTTGATCCTAATTATGTGCCACCATCCCATAAAGCGAGGGGTGTAAGATTTATAAGCCTTGAAGAACATTATGGAACTTCTGTATATGAGGCATATAAAAGAACAAAAGCGAATAATGGGGTGATGGGAGCGTCGTTGATGGATGTGAAGTGGCTTTCTGATCGCCTCCTTATGCATGATTGGGACATGGCCAATGTGCCTTTTGGTTATAAGGATGACAAACTTTATAGTTTGGTTGGGCCTGACTTGACTGTTTCTGGAGGTGGAAATGGGAGTAGGTTCAATAAGGATGGATTGCTTGAAACTGGGCTGGATAATGATAGGCCGAGGTTTACATTTGATCCGGAAAGCGGATTGTTTGAGGGGGTTTATTTGGAGGTTGAGGATACGAATTACGCGTTATACAGTGAGATGGGGAATGAAGAGGCTGAAGGAGACGCTTATCACTTGAATTTGTCTAGGTTCTGGTCTAATTTAGATTATAATTTTAATAATCAAAACATATTAAGAGTTCAGGATTCAACAAACTTATTAGCTGTCCCAACTTTAAACATATCCAACGAATCCTTGACTATTCCTGATAAGATAAGGATAGAGATTTTGATTAAATCAGAAACACCTACAAATGATACTTATAATTTTCTAGTGAGAAACAATTCTAAGTCTCAAAACTTTGGAACTGCTGTTGTTGATTTTCTAAACAATACAGAAAGTAGCTCAGAGTGGGAAATAGATGTTTTGAATAATGGATGGATTAAATTGATCTTTCTATCAAATAATAGGGATATAGATACTTCAGATGTAATTAGTTTTTATCTAGGCAGTGGAAGCGGTGTAAGTAAAAATACAAATAATTACTTTCAATTTTCAAATCTTCAAGTAACTCAAAAAGATTTTAGCACTTCTTTTATTAAAACATTAGAAACTAACATTACCCGACCAGCTGATGTATACACCGTTACAGGGCTAATAAACACATCAAATGATTATGCAATTCTAAAAAGGATAAATGGTGAAACAATCCTCCAATACGTAGAACCAGGAGCCGGAACAATGAAGACGTATAAAGACGGTGTTTATATAGGTTCGGAATCTTTCACGCCTGTGTCTGATTTAGAAATCAGTAGCCAAGGGTCGGACTTTCTTAGCGCAGCGGCGTACTATTCAGGGACTTTGACGGAAGCTGAAAGGATAGAGCGGTCTATTATGTAAAAAAACTCCGGCCCTCCCTGTTGATACGTCCAAGATTCACCAAGAGAAAAGTACATAAATGCACAGACCGGAGTTAGCTCTTCGGGGTGCTTATGTACTTCTTTTATTAGTAAATCTTGGAATACAAATGTAAAAATGTTATCAATATGGAAAAAGTAAAAATCAAACAAAAACTAAAAACACCAATCACCTACTATGGAGGAAAACAAACAATGCTTAAGCATATCCTCCCCCTTATACCTAATCATACGATCTATACCGAGTCCTTTGTCGGTGGAGCAGCAGTACTATTTGCTAAAGAACCTGCACATGTCGAGATTATCAATGACCTTAATTCAGAGCTTATTAATTTTTATTGGGCAGCATCGGTTTATTATGCTGATTTGAAAAAGCTAATCGATAAATCATTACATAGTCGTGCAGAATTTGATCACGCAGGGTACATTTATAACAACCCGTCCTGGTTCACGCCTATCGAAAGGGCGTGGGCACTCTGGGTAAGAACCAAGATGTCATTTGCAAGCAAGATTGACGGAACATTTGGATTTGATAAGGCGAAGGGATCGATGACAAAGAAAATCACCAATGCAAAGGATGCTTTTACTGAATCCTTGTGCAGTAGGCTTGAGCACGTAACAATA